GTAGAGAGCGATCTTAAAAGCGTCGCCTCCTAAGTTTTTAAAGTTATGCACGGCCTCAAGAATTTCTTTCTTGAAGCTTGTACACATGAAATTTCCTGTAAAGGCCATGCCTATGTCTCCTTATGTGTTACAAGTTCAGATTTCATTGTTTCGGCCTAATTAACATGCCGGTCCGATATTCATCGGTGACTTCTTTGGATTCGCCAAACATTTTCATGCCGCTAATAGCTTCTGTAAACCTTTTTTCGTACATAGCCATAACGTCCGCTTCACCTTTCATAAATATGTAGGCCTCCATCAAAGTTCCATAAAGCAGCGCCATTTGAGCGTTTTCGCTTAACCACGTCGTGCCGCTATCCGCTCCTGCGGTCAAACTTGCTGGACGATAGAAGTAATGTAACTCTACCGCATACGAACTATTGGGGGTTGGTCCCAAAATAAAGTTATCTACGTCAAAAACAGCGTAATACCGTGGTTTTCCCGTGGTCGTAGCATCAGGATTAAACGATTGTACAAAATCAACGTCTTTAAAGTCTAAAAACACGTGATCCCCGTCCGAATCCACAAAGGAAAGCGCAAAAGGCGATAAGTAATCACTAGGACAAGCTAAATACTTGTTTGACGCGGACATGCCGCCGCTTACATTCTTCTTAAACAAGCTTAATTGAACGTTTTTTAGAATACGCTCTTCGGCTTGACGTATGAAAACCGGCAAATTGTTTACAAAAGTCGTTTCATCGTTCTCAGTGTAGTCCTGAACGGCTTGTTTTAGCTCTGCATATGTAAAACTCATGTCACCACCGTCGCTGTTCCAACCTGACCAAACCCTGTGGCGGGCCGAAGATTAGGGTTTTCTACTAAAGGGACGCCCACATATACATCCATGGGCTCTACTCGGTCCGGCCGAGCATTTTGTAAGGCTTCGGGGTCTACAACTTTACGAAAAGGCCCCAATTGAGGCTGTTTAGGCTCAAATTCATCGGGGCCGACAAGCAATCCGTTCCATTCTTTGCGCATAAGTCTGTACCGATACCGTTGCCCGGATCGATCAGATATAGCCCATGAATTTTTGCCGGATGCGAACTTAGACATTATCCCACCCTGTAATATTCGTACTTAGGTACGACGTTGAAAGAAGACCGATCCCGGTCTTCCGTTGCGGCACGGTCAAACTCTTCTTCGTAAACGGCTTTGAGCATCTGAATACGATTGGGTGCGCGTTTTAGTGCAATATAGTAAGCCAAACCCGCGGCTAAACACGGGTAAAACCGAAAGGGCATATCCATTGTATTCGTATATATGTCCGCATCATCCATGCGGGTAAGAGCGTCATAGTAAACAACGTCGGTACTGTTGTCTGGAACAGGCCAAAGTTTCAAAACCGGCGTAATCTGACGGTCTAAGAAGAATTGATTAACGCGCCCTTGCGTGGTTTTGTTGGGGATCGTTAAAAAACCGTCTCGGCTCAAACGTTCAAGAGAATAGTCAGTCCCGTCACGTTTAACCACGACAGACAAGATATCGATAACATCTTGCCCTAAATCGTAATCACCGTCTCCGGAAACCATGGTTACGGTACGCTGCTTAATAGTCCACTGGTTTAATCCGCGGTTGGCCCAATCGGCAAGCATAAGATTTAACGACCTTTTGGCCGTTTTAAGGTCGTAACCCGTTCGAACTTCTAAGCCGCAACGCTCAAACGCTTCTTCAACGTAATCCGCAACATCTAATTCAAAGTCTCTGGTTCCCGAAAGGGTCATTTACTTCTTCCTAACTGCACCGCCGCCGCGCATTTTCTTAACCATGCCACCGCCGCGCATTTTCTTAACCATACCGCCGCCGCGCATTTTCTTAACCATGCCGCCGCTACGCATTTTCTTAGTCTTACGTGGTTTCATCGCCATTTTTTAGTCTCCTGTAAAGGTTTTTACGTTTAGCATATATTTCAAGCGCATTGTACTCGGGGTCATAAATACCATAATAACCCTTTTTGTCCAACTTGTCTGCCGATTCCTGTAGTTTGGAAAGTCTTTGAACAAAAATCATGGCATAAGGCGTTTCAGTCTCCACCTCAAACTCAACGTCTTCCACAAAGTCGTTAACGTCATCGTCCGGGTGAAAACCCATTAACCATATGTCTTTATCAATAAATGCACCGGTAGCAATAAAGTCATTTAAATCGTCTAAATACTCATGAAAAGCTTCCGGGGGTTTGTCGTTGACCAAATCAACTAAAATAGCCAGATCAAACTTATCGTCATATTGGGACACACAAGAGTATAAGGATTGGTAACTCTCTTCATGCTTGAAAACAATGGCCACTTTTTCATCGGCCCACGCCTGCCGAGCATACGGGCAAGGAGGAACGCCGTTAAAATGCGGGCTTGGAACCTCCAAAACCTCTTTTGACCAGCGCATTATTTCTGTTTTTATAGAAGTTTCCAAGGCTACAGTCATGATTGCGTCACCGAACCGCTAGTTCTTTTGCGTCTTTCGCTCATAATTGCCCCACATCCTCGTGCAACGGCAGTTCCGGGTATAGATTTTCCCTTAAACTTGCGCTTGGGTTTTGTTACTTCACCCCCCAAAGCCATCCGAGTTACTTTCGCCGCTTTAGTGTTCGAAACAACCTGCTTGCCTTTAGAGCCTGCTTTTTTCTTTTTACGTGCAGTTGCAGCCCGCTCAGACTTACTAAGACTTTGAGCTTTAGAGCGAGGTAAACACCGATCAGGGTTCTTTTTATCTTTAGAAGTACCGCATTTGCCCGCGATATTACCTTGGCTGTCAATCCTAACCCAATCTTCATCCACCCAATCCTTCAAATCGCCCATTACTTGCCCTTCCTTTTTCCGCCCTTAGATTTTTTGGCGTAGTTAGGGTCTTTACAGTATTTAGAAGCGGCAAGGTTGGCGTAAGCAGAAGGGTACGTGTCAAAAGTGCGTTGAGCCCAAGCTTTACCTTCAGGGCATATTTTGCTGCCTTTGCTTTTAGACGACGCTTTTTTTGACTTTTTTGAATAAGCCATTTGTTTACCCCATCAATTTACCAACAAAAGGTGCAATTAAAATCAGAACGGCCAAGCCCCAAAGCTTCAGGTCAAAAGCTTTTAACGCGCTTTTGTTTTCAGACAATTTTTCTTCGATACGTTGATACCGTAGATTGCACTCCGCTTCGTGCTTTTCCAGTTTGCCCAACACTTCTAGTATCTTCATCTCTTCCTCACCACGCTTTGCAAGACCAGTATCGGGCGCTAAACTTGTCTTTTGCGGTGTCACAAGAGTGTCTGGCGCGGAAACTTTTTCTGTTTTTAGGTTGATCTTTTTTGATAGCCATCTTGGGGTCCCCGAAGCGAACCAGCTTGATTTCGGAGCCTTTTTTAGCAAGTACGGCGCTTTTTTTTGCTTTACCCGGGGTTCGTTTAGGTTTGTTAAATCCGGCAAAGGTTTCACCCCTATATTTGATACGACCCGACGGGGTTCTGGTTACATCCTTGGTTGTTGCCATAGTCCCTCACATTAATTATAAAAAACCGTTATGTTAGTCATGTTGGTCAATACGGCATAACAGCCGTCGCTAAACAACATTCCCTCGTCCGGTATATAAACATTGTCATCCGTATTGGTGTGAAACGCTAACGTTAGTTGCGTTGTTCCACCCGTACTTCCGTTTTTTAAAACCAGAGAAGGACCTGTCCCGGCGTGAGTGTGGTAATGTATCGCTTTAACGCGAGCCCGTCCGGCGAAGACCGTGCCAGTAGCAGTTAAGTAGGTGGCCTTTACATCGGACGCCATAGTAATCCTCCTAGCTGTAAAACACCGTCACCGACGTACAGGCGGTAAACGTGGCTACATAAATATCGGCAACGCGAATGCCCTCATCCGGGATGTTTACGGAATGAGTGTCTGAAGCGTCTAAGTCCATGTCTAAAACAGTGGTGCCCCCGTTTCCATCTGAAATAGTCAGACGCGGTGTTCCAGTGGTTGTTTTAACCTGAACTTGACGAATACGCGCAGGACCAACACCGGCAGAGCCCGTGCCTGTCAAACGTTTTGCTCTTACATCAGAACCCGCCATTATTTAATCCTTTTTCTTAGGAGATTTAGCACGTTTTGCCGTGGAAGGCGCTTTTTCCCACGCCTCATTTACTTCCGGCGTAGACGGATCATCAGCTTTAAGCGTCCCATCGTCGTTTCGTGCGCGAACTTTTTTTACACCAATTCCGCGAGCGGCAAGCTCCTCGGGAGAAGCGGGTTTGAACCTACTCATAACCCACCTCTTATGCTGCGGCGATTGTAGCACCCGTGTCAGAACGTTTCCAATTTGTTCCGTCGGAGAAAGCTAGAAT